CGACGAAAACAACCGAGGACGACCAAATATATTACCGAGCAAAAACGAAGCCCTTAAAAGGCAAATAAAACGCTTTTAGAAGATGGGAGGAAATCGAATGAATCAATGTCAACTTCTGGGACGCCTTGTCCGTGATCCTGAATTGAGATATACTCAACAGGGAACGCCGGTCTGTTCTTTTACGCTGGCCGTGGACAGGCGTTTCAATAGAGATAAAACAGACTATATAAGGGTTATTGCCTGGCGCAATACAGCCGAATTTTGCGCGAACTACTTTCAGAAAGGTTCCAGGATCGCCCTGGTCGGAAGCATACAAACGCGGACCTGGGAAGACGACAGCGGCAAGAAACACCGCGAAGTCGAGGTTATCGCCGATTCAGTCTACTTCGCCGAATCCAAAAGAGATAATCAGCTTGAAAGTCCTGTCGAAGACGCTATCGCAAGCGGTGATTTTATACCTGTGGACATGGACGAAGATTGCCCCTTTTAACGGGCCGGCCGGAGAAGGGAGGGAATCGACGTGGACGCAGAAAGACGAATCCGCAGGAACATTGAAGACATACTTCAGAACCACGACCAGGAGATTATGACCATAGACGCGCAGATCGAAGCAGAACGCGCCGCGCTGGAAGCGGACCTGGAAAGTATAAGGGCCAGGGCCTACCCGTCAATCAAATATGACGACGTCCGCGTTCAGACCACTTCCGATCCGGACAGCAAAATGGTTCACATTGTCGAAGCGATTGAACGCAGGCGAAAAAGAGCGGAAAGAAATATCGCCGCGTTGGAAGAACGAAGGCGTCAGATAGAAGCAGTCTATCATAACATATTAAGCCTGGACACGAAGTCAAAATGTGTTTTACTTACCCTTTATTATCCGAAACGCACTTATGAGGAAGCGGCCGAAATTCTTAACGTCGACGTTTCGACTATAGCCAGAAGAAGAAAAGCCGCAATTACTTCTCTGGTCAAAAGGTTCTGGCATACTGAAAAGAACAGGCTTCCGGCGAATGAAGAAAAATGCGTTAAAATTTGATTGCAAATGATTGCAAGTGTATGCAGTTATACGCCATTGTTCGTATAAAAACCCCTATGGTAATATTATCCTGGGGACTGGGCGGTCCCCCCTCCTTTAATATAGGGAAACCGAAGAAGACGTCTTAAACAGGCGTCTTTTTCTGTTTCCCAGCGTGAAAATATATGAAAGGTCGGTGATGAATCGTGGCGAAGTTAACCGCGAAACAAAAACGGTTTGTCGAGGAATACCTTATCGACCTGAACGCGACACAAGCCGCGATTCGGGCCGGTTACAGTCCTAACAGCGCAAGGGACATAGGAAGTGAAAACCTGACAAAACCCCACATTCGCGCGCGCGTAGATGAAGCGCTGGCCGAGCGTTCGAAAAGAACTGGGATAAATGCGGATCGTGTGGTCCGTGAACTTGCCCGAATTGCCTTTGTGAACGCGGCCGACGTGATTAACTTTGATACCGCCACCCTATCGGAAAACGCGTCTGAAGATGATACCGCGGCCATTGCTTCGGTAAAGGTTAAGACCATACCAACGGACGCCGGCGAAGGTGTGGAACGCGAAATCCGAATGTGTGATAAGCTGAAGGCCCTTGAACTGCTGGGTAAACATCTGGGAATGTTCAATAACGATCCTGAATCCAACGTCCCCGTTACAGTGGTGATTAACTATGACTACGGCGACGAAGGTTAAGGTAATAACAAAGGCAAAGTTTAACCCTATATTCAAACCGGTTAATGAGTGGCGCGGCCGCTACCGAATATTAAAAGGTTCTGCCGGTTCCGGAAAATCGGTCAACGTGGCCCAGGACTATATCGCGAAGTTATCCGATCCGGCTTATGAAGGCGCGAACCTTCTTGTCGTTCGTAAGGTTGAGGAAACTAACCGCGATAGTACCTTCGCAGAACTTCAGGCGGCCATTTACAGAATGTTCGGCAATCACGCGCCGAAAATCTGGAAGATAACCCTTAACCCTTTATCCCTGGAATGCAAGACTACCGGAAACAAGATCATATTCCGCGGGGTTAAGGACCAAAGACAGCGCGAAAAGGTTAAGTCTATAACATTCAAAAAAGGGAAGCTGACCTGGATATGGATTGAGGAAGCGACAGAACTTGAAGCTGAAGACATTGACATATTGGACGACCGTCTTCGTGGTGATCTGTCGGAACTGAACCCGAATTTATATTATCAAATAACAATGACCTTCAACCCCGTTAGCGCGACCCACTGGATAAAGGCGCGCTATTTTGATAGGTCCGATCCGGAGGTCTTAACCCACCATTCCACTTATAAGGATAACCGGTTTATAGACCCTGGTTATTATCGGCGTATGGAGCGCAGGAAGATTGAAGACCCAGAAGGTTATCGCGTGTATGGCCTGGGCGAATGGGGAGAACTTGGCGGTCTGATATTGACAAACTTCGAGGTTCACGACTTCCCCACCGGCAAGGAATACTTCGATTCGGTTTATTACGGCCAGGACTTCGGCTTCAACCACGCGAACGCGATCCTGGGTATTGGCTTCAAGGACGGCGAAATTTATATCCGGTCCGAATTATACGTCTTTGAGAAGGACACGGAAGAAATTATCGCCCTGGCCCGCAAGGCAAACATTGACCCCAGGGTTGAAATGTTCTGCGATTCGGCCGAACCGGACAGGATCAGGACCTGGCAAAAGGCCGGCTTCAGGGCCTACCCCGTTAAGAAGGAACAAGGAAGCGTTAAGGCCCAGATTGACTTCCTGAAAGGCCGAAAAATCCACATTCACCCTTCCTGTGTGAACACGCTTAAAGAAATTCAACAATGGAAGTGGAAAAAGGACCCTACAACGGGGTTGTATATAGACGAACCGGTCGAATTCATGGACGACGCTATGGCCGCCCTTCGCTATTCTGTTGAAAGAATTCGCCGCGGTTCCGCAATCGAGATTTTGAAGTGAGGTGTAAAGCATGACATTAACCGAGATGGACCGAATAAAGATGATCCTTTCCGATCCGGAAAAGGTTCCTATGTCGCTGGCCCAGATAGTCGGTGAAGAAATAAAAGAATTCAAGTCGTCCGAGCAATACAAGATCATGGTCGAAGCTGAACAGTATTACAGGAACCGGTCAGACGTCCAGAGGAAGACGAACGACGTCGCCAACCGGTCAAACTGTAAAATCGAACACCCGATCCTTAAAAAGCTGGTGGACCAAAAGGTCAATTACCTTCTTTCGAAGCCCTGGACCGTTGACACCAGTAATAAGGCATACGCGGAAGCGCTGGGCGAAATATTCGACGCACGGTTCCGCAAGAAAATTAAAAGTCTTGGGAAAAACGCGATTAAATCAGGTATCGCCTGGATACAGCCTTATTTTGACGAAGATGGCAAGCTGGCCCTTATGCTTATTCCTTCGACCGAGATTATCCCTTTATGGCGCGATTCTGAACGGACAAAACTTGACGCTTTTATCCGCTTCTATGACCAGATAGTTTATATCGGGACCCGCAAACACACAATCACACGGGCCGAATTCTGGTATCCTGGCGGTGTCAAGCGCTTCGTTACCGGTCTGGAAGGTGGCTTTAGGTTTATGGTCGATAAGGAATACGGCACCGAAGAAAACGACTATACCGAAAGCCATTTTGTCGTCGGTAATAAGGCTTATAACTGGGAAGAAGTCCCTATCGCCTGGTTAAGATACAACGACGAAGAACTTCCCTTGTGTTATTTCGTGAAAGACCTGATCGACGACATTAACTGGCAGACATCAGTAACAGCCGACGTGCTTCGCGACGTGGCGAAGTTTATATATATCCTGAAGAACTATGGCGGCCAGGACCTGGGAGAATTCATTAAGGACCTGAAGGAACACCTGGCAATCAAAGTTACTTCAGACGGTGGCGTTGATAAGCTACAGGCCGACCTTAATATTGACGCGGTTATGGCCTTCCTGGATAAGCAACGCCGCGACGTATTCGACTTCGCTTCGGCCGTCGACACGAAGGACCCAGACCTGGGGAACGCTTCCGGAACCGCTATCAATTTCCGTTATATGGACCTGGACGCTGACTGTGACGCGTTGGGAACCGAACTGAAAGAAACCTTCCAGCGCCTGAAACTGTTCATTGATGTTTACTTCCAGCTTACCGGCAAGGGTGACTTCACGAAAGAACAGTTTGACATTATCTTTAATGTCGATATGCCGGTCAATGAAACTGAAGTAATTAACAACATAAGGGCCAGCGAAGGAATTCTTTCCAAACGGACACAGATTCAGAATCACCCGTGGGTCACAGACGCGGACGAAGAACTGGCAAGGATTGAGGAAGAACGGAAAAAGGCTATGGAGGAATTCGGAAGCGGCTTATTTGATAACGATCTGGGGGTGAGAAATGAAGGCGACAAAAAGGACGACGGAAGCGGTGACGAAGAATGAGAAGTAAGGAATATTGGAGAAGGCGTGCTCTAGTCCTGGAAGAAGAATCCTACATTCGTGGCGCCAGGCTATCGGCTAAAATGTTCGAGGAATACCAAAGGGCCGCAAGAGCAATCCGAAAGGAAGTTAACGACTTCTATAACCGGTATGCTTCTAAACACGGCCTGACCTATGAAGAAGCTGTCCGCCTTCTGAACAAAAGAGAGTTCCAGGAATGGAAAGCAAGTCTGGCCGACTACGTCAACAGAATAGCCCAGGAACCAGACCCGCGTATTAAGGCCCTATTAACGGCACAGCTTGACGCTTTATCCTATAGCAGTTCAATAACACGCCTGGAAGCCTTATACGCGCAAATAGACATGATCCTGAACGACCTATTCACTAAAGGCGTCGCCCAGATGAAAGCTGAATTCGGCGAAAACTTTACCGAAGCCTATTATAAAAAAGTCTATCACCTACAGGCCCGCGCCGGCTTTATAAACGAATTCGCAAAGATAAACGCCGGCATGATTGAAAGTGTTGTTTCTTATCCCTGGTCCGGTGCCATGTTTTCGGATCGGCTATGGCAAAATAAACAGGCCCTTCTCTTTCATCTTCGGGAGGTTACGACCCAGGGACTTATCCAGGGCAAGGGTATTGTTGCCATGTCGAAGGAAATATCGGCACGAATGGGCCAGTCTTATAAAAACGCTGAACGGCTTATCAGGACCGAAACAAACCATATCCACAACGAAGCAGAAAAAGCCGCTTACAAAGCCGCCGGCGTGAAGCGATATGAATTCGTCGCTACCCTGGACAGCAGGACAAGTGAAATCTGTGCAAGCCTGGACGGGAAAAACTTTGCTTTAGATGAAGCCAAACCAGGAACAAATTTCCCACCCATGCACCCGAATTGCCGGTCCACGACCATAGAATATGATCCCCATGATGAAATGGACTGGTACAATTCCGGAAAGAAAATGCCTAAAAACATGACTTATGAGGAATGGGCCGAAGTCCAGGGCATTAAGACGAAGAAGAAAAAATCAAAGAATAAAGCTGTTACAGTAACCGAATAACTTGTTGATTGAACGCCTTAACGGGCGTTTTTTCATATCCAAAATAAGCCGTACCCGTTCCGGCGAACAGACGGGACCGCAAAGCGTGTGGAAGTCACGTTAAAAACAGCGGAGAAAGGAGAATGTCAACCATGATCCATGAATCAATCAAAAAACTTCTTGGAGAGGACCTGACAAAACAGGTCGAGGAAGCCCTGAAGGGTAAAGGCAAAGACGGAAAAGACGTCGATCTGGTGATCGGAAACGACGGGTCCTATGTTCCGGCCGACAAATACGAAGCCTTGAAGTCGCAAAGTGCAAGCGCCGAAAAGGCATTAAAGGCCGCCGCTGACGCATTAAAGACGATCGGCGGTTCTGGTGATCCAGCGAAGATCGCTGACGACGTTAAAGCCGCCCAGGACACTATTAAGAACCTGCAAGACAACCACGCCGCAGAAATCAAGAAAATCCAGAAGAACACAGCTTTAAGACTTGCCCTTTCCGGCCAGGCGCACGATCCGGCCGACATCATTTCGCTTCTGGACCTTGAAAAAATCGAAGTGGACGAATCAGGAAACCTGAAAAGTGACCTGGAAAGCCTGATCAAACCGATTAAGGAAACAAAACCCTACCTTTTCAGAGAGCAAGAGCAGGCCCCAGAGATTAAAGGGGCAAAACCCGCAGACCCTGGCGCACAGCCAACACCTGACGCACCGGCTGGACCGGTAATATTTTAATTTCACATGAAAGGAAAGTGATAACTAATGGCAAGAACAAAAGCTATTTCCCTGATTCAGCAGGGTTCTACCAAAGCAGACCTGAAAGAAATTTCCGGTCTTGTGATTGAGAATATCCAGAAGGCCACACTTTCGAACGGCCTGAAGTCCCAGGCGTACACCGGAAACCCCGCCGCCGGTTCTGTTGAGTTTAAGCGCTTTAAGAACAGTGCTTCCAACCCCTACGGAACCGCAAGGGCGGCCGGCAAGGGTGACGCGCTGACCGTTCCCCCTATTACTGTAAACCTTGATCAGCACAGAGAGATCGTCGAAGAAGCCGCAAAGTTCGACCTTGACACTTTCGGCGTGGCTAACATCATGGCAAGACGCGCAGACAACCACGTCGACACTGTGGTTGCTGAACTGGATACTGCCTTCTTCGAGGAAGCTGTAAAAGCCGGCGTATCCTTCGAACCTACCGGCTTATCCAATATCGAAGACCAGGTCGAAGCCATGATCCAGGCCCTTGAAACCGTTAAAAACGACTATGTCAGGGGCGTTCCCAGAAGCATGATGAACCTGGTATGCTCCCCTTCCTTCTACGGCAAGATTAGGAACTACCTTGACAAAACCGCGAATAACGCGAACGTCGATACCACAGCAGAAGAATTCGCCCTTTTCCACGGCGTAAAGACTTACAGTTCCGTCTATCTGCCTGAAAATATCGACGCTGTGCTGATGATCGACGGCGCAATCGCGTTGCCGGTTGTTATTTATCCTTACAAAGACCCTGAAAAGATTCCTCTTTCCAACGATTACGCGGTCGCTATGTTCTACGACTACGGTTGCAAGGCCCTGACCCCTGACCTGATCTTCTTCTATGAGAAGGGCGCCGGAGAACTTGGAACCTTGACCGTAACATCTGAAGCTGGAAGCACGGCAGGAAAGACAAAAATAAGCGTTGCTGAACCTGTACTTCCTGGACGCAAGCTGGTTTACAAGACCGCTTCTTCTACTGCACCGACTGTAAACTATAACGACGTGCTGACTGTCGGAACAGGCGCTTCCAACTGGAAGGAACTTCCCGCTGGCGGCGAAATTGAAGCCACTAACGGACACAAGATAACTGTTGTCGAAATCGACGTGGACGATAACAAAGCGAAGAAAGCCGGTAACACAACCGTCGTATCTGCTACCGAATAACGCGAAAGGCGGTGTGACCGGTTATGCTTGAAAAAATGAAAATGTTGCTGGGTATAACCGGCAATGAAAAGGACGGCCTTCTTCAATTCGTCCTGGACACCGTCACAGACATGGTTAAAACATACTGCAATATGAAACCTGACGAAGCCATTCCGGACCAGCTTAATAACCTTCTGGTCCGGATGGCCGTCGATATGTGGCGGGCCGAATGTTACGGCAACGAAAAGAATAACAATATGGAAGTTACTTCCGTAAGGCGCGGAGATGTAACAACATCATTCAGGCCGGTTGGCGGTGATTTTAACACGGGAACAGGAGCAGGCGGGGCGGACTTCATTAAGGCATATACAAAGCAGTTAAACGCGTTTAGAAAAGTGGGGTGGTGATATGTTCGGAAACCCCGCGGCTGAACGTGCCGCTATTGAAATGACCTACGAAGACACCGCCACTGTTTCAAGAACGACGCTACAGAAGATAAACAATATTTCGAAGCACGTTCCCGAAGACGTTTATATTGATAGCATTTGCGCGCTTGTGTATTCAGGTTCTGACAAAAGCCAGCAAATGCAGGCACAAAATAAAATCGACTACGACGCCATTATCTTCTTTCCCCCTTCCCTTTCGATCCTTCCTGGGGATAAAATCGCGCTTAAACGGTTCGGAAGGGATAACCCAGATAGCACGATCATTTATAACTTTGAGGTAGTCGGCCGGCCGAATGTTTATGCAACACACCAGGAAGTAAGGGTCAAGGACGGTGATCTGGCGTGAGTGTGGACAATAAAGGCTTAATTAACCTTCAAAAACAGCTTGAACAGTTAAGGGACGAAGTTCCGGACATCATGGAAGAACTGGTTATCGGTGAAGGCGTCTATGCAGTAAAACAGGCAAAACTTATCTGTAAAAATGACGTCCCCGATATAGTGAACACCGGTGATTATCAGAATAACTTCCACGCCGGCAATAAAGCCTTGACCCACCAAAATAACAATGATCACGACGGAAGCAGGCCGCAACGGTCCGGCAGACGTTACAGGATTGACGTTTATAATAACCTGAACTATGCGAAGCCCCTTGAATATGGCTTCAGAAGTCACTTCGTCCCTGGACATTGGAGCGGTCATGTTTTCGTCTATCAGAAAAACGATCCGGAAGGCGGAATGTATGTCGGGCCTTACGGTGGCTATGTACGCGGGCATTTTACTTTATTAAGGGCCGTTAAGCGGACCAAAGACACCCAGAACGCCCGCTTAACCCGTAAGATTGACCAGATACTTCAGGAAAGGCTGTCCCCGCGTGGTTCCGGATAGACGGAGGTAATAAAGCATGACCGTTAATAAAATCCTGGAAGCCATTGCTTCAAAACTGACCGCAATCTGGCCGGATCGGAACGTCTTCGTTGATAAAATTCCTAAAGGCGCCGACGGAAACTTCTTTGTTGGGGTTATCGAAACAAACCAGGAAAAGAAACTGGACCGGAGAAGGAGGCGTTCCTGTCAGATTGAGGTCCTTTATTTCTTAAAGTCTGACGACAATATGGCCTTTAATGATTGGGCCGATACCATGTACGACAATTTCGAAACCCTTGACGTCGAAGAAGGCGCGAATAAAACGCGCCGGCTTTACCTGACCGGTCAGACGGCCAGGAAAGACGAATCAGGGGTTTTTCAATTCTTATTCGACGTTAATATTAACTTCGTTATGGCGCCTGAAGCTATTGAGTTCATGGAAAATCTTACCCAGAAGGAGGAATTGAAGTAATGGCAAACAAGAAGAAAACCGCCGACAAGGCCAAACAGCCAGCGCCGGCGGAACCTGTTTTTACTAAAGACCAATTAGTCAACAGTAAGGCGTTCAGCCGCCAAAGGGACATTCTTATGGCGATCCTGGACGCCGATAAAACCTATACAAAAGCACAGGTTGAAAACCTTGTGTCCGAATTTCTTAAAAGAAAGGTGTGAAGGTAAATGGCCCCTATCGGTGGAGGTACTTTTACAGTACAGAATAAGATTTTGCCTGGCGCTTATATCAACTTTGTAAGCGCTGGACGCGCGGCCCAGCTTGGTTCGCGTGGCGTTGTCGCCCTTCCCCTTGAACTGAATTGGGGACCTGAAAACAAGGTCTTTGCTGTGACAGCAGAAGACTTTAACAGGACCGCGATCGACGTATTCGGTTATGATCCAACGGACGCGTCCCTTCTTCTTGTCAGGGAAGCCTTGAAGCGCGCTAAAACCCTTCTGGCTTATCGCGTGAATTCTGGCGGACAGAAGGCTTCTGCAACGGTCGGAGGAATGGCCGTAACTGCAAAATGGGGCGGCACCAGAGGAAATGACTTGAAGGTTGCTATCCTGACCAACGCTGACGACGCGACAAAGGTTGACGTTGTAACCTATCTGGGGACTATGGAAGTCGACAGACAAACCGTTTCCGCAGAATCCGGTTCCGCAAACCTTAAAGACAATAACTTTGTTACCTTCGGAGAAGCCGAAACCTTAACCCCCACTTCTGCAACCGCCTTGACCGGTGGTTCTAACGGAACGGTTGACGGGACGGCTTATTCGAACTTCCTGAACGCTATTGAGGTCGAAGCCTTTAACGTGATTGGCTACCCTGGCACCGACGAAACGATTAAGGCGCTTATTGCCGCCTTCGTGAAGCGTTTGCGCTACGATAACGGCGTTAAGATAGTCGGGGTCCTTTATCAGTATGACGGCGACGACATAGGTCTGATTAACGTCAAAAACGGTGTTATCCTGGCCGACGGGACCACAATCACCGGAGATAAGGCCGTCGCCTGGGTTGCTGGCGCGTCTGCTGGCGCGGAAGTCAACGAATCGCTGACCAATGTCGCTTATGACGGAGCTGTCGACGTTGATATTAAATACACTAAAAGCCAGTATGAAGCGGCTATCCAGAACGGCGAATTCGCTTTCTATGCTGATAATGGAAAAGCCCGTGTCTTGACTGACATCAATAGCCTTGTTACTTTCGGCGACGGTGTATCTGAAGACTGGACTTCTAACCGCGTGGTTCGTGTAATGGACGGCTGGGCGAATGACGTTGCCAGAATCTTCGGCGAAAGATATATCGGAACAGTAACCAACAGCGACACAGGCCGCGAACTGTTCAAAGCTGACCTTGTGTCCCTTGCCATGCAGTACCAGGCTATAGACGCGATAAGCAATTTTGAAAGCGCTGATATTGTTATCCAGCAGGGTAACGGTAAGCGTGACGTCGTTGTTAATTGCGCGCTTCAGCCGAACGACAGCATGGAAAAACTTTATATGACCGTTACGGTTAATTAACGGAAGGAGTGAAGCGAAGTGAAAACCTTGAACGCGCCGGATACCATTTCCGGAAAGGAAGGCAGGGCCTACGCAAAGATTAACGGCAATAACGAAGAACTGTTCTTTGCAAAGGCTATCGAAGCCAATATCGAAAAGAGTAAGTCCGAAGTAAAGTCTATCGGAAAGCGAATGACCGGCCATAAGGTAACCGGTCTTAACGGGACTGGGTCCATGACCCTGTATTACCTGACACCGCTTTTCAGGAATTTACTTGCGGAATATAAGAAAACTGGCGTCGATCTTTACTTTGACCTGGTGGTTGAAAACGACGACCCCGCTTCTTCCGCCGGCAAGCAGACCGTTCTTCTGATCGGCTGTAACTTGGATTCAACCGTCCTGGCAAAATTGGACGGCGATTCCGACGACCCGCTGGAAGAAGACGCCGACTTTACCTTCGAAGACTTCGACATCTTGACGCCATTCACTAAATTTTAACTATTAAAGGAGGTTAACCACTTATGGGTAAACTACAGGAATTTCTTATGGAACAGGAAGTGGAACCGACTACCACGGCGGAAGTCGAAATAAAACCGTTCCCCTTCCCCTTCGTGATTAGGGCTATCACTGAAGGCGAAAACAAGGCAATCCGCAGAAGCTGTCAGAAGATCATATTTGACAAGAAGACGCACCAGAAACAGGTTGAGGTCGACAGGGACCTTTATAACAACCGCCTGATTATCGCCTGCTGTGTGGACCCGAACTTCAAAGACGCTGAACTTCAGTCTAAATATGGGGTTATGGGCGCCGAAGACCTGATCGACAAAATCCTTAATCCTGGTCAATATACGGACTTGCTTCTTGCTATTCAGGAGATTAACGGCTTCACAGCCGATATTAACGAACTGAAGGAAGAAGCAAAAAACTAATAACGGGGGGCGGCAATGCTGACGAAGCCGACGGCGAATCGGTTTACGCGCATTACGCCCTCCACCGCTTAAAAATTCTACCCAGTACACTATTCAGCCTGTCGCTTCGCGAACGGGCCTTTATTTATGCTTCCATTGACCTACAGATCGAGAAGGAAAAGAAGGAAGCCGCTAAAGCTAAAAAATTAAGCAAGAAAGGACGGTGATCCATAGTGGCCGGTGTATCTACCAGTTTATCGATCCAGGATAGAATGACCAGCGCGCTTAATAAGATCACGGCCGCTGTGGCACGGACCAACAAGGCACTTGAAGTCACGGACAGATTAAGTGAACAGGTTGATCCAGGGGCCGGCTTTGAACGGGGCGCGTCTTCTATCAATATCGCAACCCAGAACATAATCTTCTTTAATGAACAGCAGGAACGCACGCGGGAAGGAGCAAGGAAAGTCGAATCCGTCTGGGGGCGAATATCAAGCCTGCTAAAGACGGCCGCCGCGGCGTTTAGTATTCAAAAAATTATAAACCTGGCTGACACTATGACGCTGACGGAAGCGCGCTTAAACCTTATCAATGACGGCCTACAGACCACAGCGCAATTACAGGATAAAATTCTGGCTTCCGCGAACCGGTCCAGGACTTCTTATAATGCTATGGCCGACGCCGTCGCGAAACTGGGTACACTGGCCGGAAGCGCCTTCACCAGTAACGAAGAAATGATCGCCTTCGTCGAACTTATGAACAAAAACTTCGTTATCGGTGGCGCCAGCATACAGGAACAGACCGCGGCCATGTACCAGTTAACCCAGGCTATGGCGGCCGGCAGGCTTCAGGGTGACGAATTCCGTTCTATCATGGAGAACGCGCCGCTTCTGGCCCAGGCTATAGCCGATTATATGGGTAAAACGACCGGCGAATTGCGCGAACTGTCTTCTGAAGGTTTAATCACCGCAGATATAATCAAAAAGGCCATGTTCGCGGCCGCAAACGAAACGAACCGGCGCTTTAGTGAAATACCCATGACCTTTTCACAGGTTGGAACTATCGTCGCAAACACCATGCTTCAGACATTCCAGCCGGTTATCCAGATGATCGGCCAGGGCGCCCAGTGGATATATGATAACTGGTCCATTCTTGAACCTGTCTTCTGGGGTCTTGCGGCGGCCGCTGGTGCTTATGCTATCGCCCTGGGCATTCAGACAGCCGCAACGTGGATCGCTACTGGGGCCGCAAAAGCCTTCTTTACAACCCTTTTGTCAAATCCTTTATTCTGGATAGCGCTTGCCGTCGGTACTGTGGTAATGATGATCTACAAATGGGTTGATTCCGTCGGTGGCTTGCGTGTGGCCTGGCTAATTACCTGTAATGCCCTTCTAACCGCCTGGGATTGGGTCAAAATTGGCTTCATGACCGGAGTTTATTGGGTAATGGACCTGTGGAATAAGCTACAGCTTGCCTTTATGACCGCCGGCGTGAATATTGCTAACTTCATGGGCGACATGAAAGCAAACGTCCTGACGATCCTTCAGAACCTGGTCAATGGAGCAATCAGCATTATAAACGGGTTTATATCCGCGCTGAATAAAATCCCTGGTGTCAGTATTGACCTTATCCAGGAAGTAACCTTCGGCACTACGGCCCAGATTGAAAATGAAGCCGCTAAACAGGCCAGGGCGCAGGGCCTGGAAGACTACAGGTCCCAGATAGAAAGTAAGATTGCCGAACGTGACGCAAAACTTAACCAGATGAAGACCGACGCCAGGGCGGCAACGGCACAGCGCCAGGCCGAAATCGCTACCGCAAAAGCTGAAGCCGCAAATAAGAAGGCGGCTGAAAGCGCTGACCTAATAGGTAAGTTCACCGGCGACATTGACAGCGTCGGCACCGTCGGCGAAGTCGGTAAAATCAAAGAAGACGTTAATATCGCCGAAGAAGACCTTAAATTCCTTCGCGACGTGGCCGAAATGCGCTATACGCAGAACCTGGTCACATTAACCCCGCAGGTCATACTTGACGGGGTCCAGATCAGCGAAAAGGTCGACGTTGACGAAGTTATTAACAGGATTGAAGCGAAGCTGGAAGATGAATTCTACGCGGCGGCGGAAGGGGTGTATGCTTAATGTCTTATAAAATGGCTTTGATTATCGAAGGGCGGGAAATTTCTATTCCCGTCCTTCCTGAAAAACTGACTGTAAAGGCCGCTGGGAAGAACGAAAGAACCACGGTTTTAGAACTTGGCGAAATCTATATCCTGCGGAAAAAGGGCCTTCGTGAAGTGGCCTGGGAATCGTTTTTCCCTGTAAATAACGCGCCTTATGTTACCGGCACAATTAGGGAACCGATTGACATAGTTAGAGCAATCGAAAATTCGCGCGATACGCCTTCCCCTATCCGCTTTATACTGGTTGGAACAGACCTGGATATAAATATCCGTTTCGGGATCGAATCTTTCGAATACGACGAACGGGCCGGAGAAGTCGGCGACATCTATTATTCAATTAAACTTGTCGAATGGAAAGATTATTCGCCGAAACGAATAATTCTTCCCCCTGTCCAGGCCGTCCAGGCCGTCGCCGTGAAATCGGTCCAGGCTAAAGAACCGGCGCGTCCTGGAACCCCGCCACCAGCAAAAACCCATACAGTGGCAAGGGGTGACAGCCTTTGGGCGATCGCTAAAAAATATTATGGGGACGGAAGCCGTTATCCAGAGATATACAACGCCAATAAGGCGATCATTGACGGCCGCAATAAAGGAACCGGAAATCCGAAGTACACTATTTATCCAGGTCAGGTGTTTACAATACCATGATCAGCATTTATTACCAGAATATTAAGACTGGGGCCGCCCATGATATTACTTCCCTTGTGTCTTCGGCGAAATGGTCAACGAAGCGGGCCGGTTCCCCTGCTTCTTTAGAATTGACGGTTATTGCCGACGAAGACGTTGTCTGGGATCATGGCGGGATAGTTACGCTTAAAGAAGAAAACACCGGCTTATTTTACGGCTATGTTTTCAAGCTATCCCAGTCCCATAAAGGCGAAATATCAGTCACAGCCTACGACCAGACAAGGTATTTGAAGAATAAAGATACTTACGTCTTCGAAGGGAAGCGGGCAGACGAAATCGCGGCCAAAATTGCGGCTGACTTTCAGATTAAGACCGGAAAACTGGCTAATACCGGCTATGTTATTCCTTCCCTGGTAGAAGATAACCAGACCCTTTTTGACATCATTCTGAAGGCCCTGGACCTGACGCTAATCAATACCGGCAAAATGTTCTATCTTTGGGACGACTTCGGGAGCCTTCGAATATCAGATGTCGCGGAATCGAAGCTGGACCTTTATATCGGGGATTCAAGCCTGGCGACAGGTTACACTTATTCGTCGGATATTGATTCCGAAACCTATAACAAAATTAAGCTGGTCAGAGATAATAAAGAAACTGGCAAGCGCGACGTTTATATCTTCCAGGATTCTAACAATATGAAATTCTGGGGCGTCCTGCAAAACTTCGAAATCGTGGACGAAAACCTTAACGAAGCGCAGATCAAAGAACGCGGCGACAAGATGATTGAACTTTATAACCGGCCAAAAAGGACATTTGAAGTCAGCGCCATTTCTGATCTTTCGGTTCGCGCCGGCCGCGCCGTGTTTATCGGTATTTCCGAAATCGGCGTTAAACAGTTCTTTATTATCGACGAAGCCAGCCACGATCTACTAAAGGGGACCATGTCCCTTAAATTAAAGGTGGTGTGATATGGGACTTTTGGACACTATGAAGAAAGTCGCGGAGCAGACCGGCCAGGCCGGAGTTCCGACGGCTTTTTTATTTGGGACGGTTACTTCAACCAGCCCGCTTGTGATCCGTGTCGATAACCGGTTCAATATCGGAGAAAAACAGATCGTCTTAATGAAGCAGTTCATGGCTGGAGAGTACCAGACGCATAAACACACTGTCCCACAGCACAGCACGGAAACGGCCAGTAACCACAGCCATGACGTCCAGGCTTTACAGACTACACAGGAAGTCTATAACGGTCTTGCTGTCGGTGATAAGGTCGTTTTATTGAGAAATCAAGGCGGACAGGAATTTCTTGTCCTGGGAAGGGTGTGATCTTATGGCATTGATACCGAACGCGGTACCGATCACAATCGGCCAGGACGTCGAAGTTATCGAACAAAAAGACATGACGTCCAGGACTTACAAAATAAACTTTGCTACCGGACGCGTCGGCGGGTTTGTTGACGGGACCGACGCCATGAAGCAGGCAATTCTTAAAATAATTCAGTCAGAGCGCTTCCAGTACCTGATATATTCCTGGAATTATGGAATTGAAATGAATTCAATCGCAGGCAAAAGCTATCAGGTGATAGCAAGTGAAATCAAAAGAGTTATTCGGGAAGCGCTTTTGGAAGACCGGCGAATTACAGACGTTTATAACTTCAAAATCAGCCAGGTTAATAAAAGAACTATGGCCGTCGAATTTACAGCGTCAACCGTGTTCGGTGAAGTGGATATTGAAACGGAGGTAAGCGCGAATGTATGAAAATATGACTTTCGAAAATATCATGGAACGCTGTTTGGCGCGTGTCCCTGATACCGTGGACAAGCGCGAAGGTTCTGTTATTTATGACGCTATCGCACCGGCGGCCGCTGAACTGGCAAACTTATATATCGAACTTGGAACCATAATGGACAGGGCCTTTCCTGATACGGCAACCGACGTCGATCTAACAAAGAAGGCCCAGGAAAGGGGCGTATTTCGCCAGCCTGCCACTTACGCGGTCCGCAAAGGTTACTTTGAGAACAGCCAGGGCGGCAGTCTTGATATTCCGCTGGGGACCCGTTTTTCTGACGGCAATATCAATTACAGGGTTACCGAGAGGATTGCGGCCGGCCAATATAGATTAGTCGCAGAAACGGCCGGAACGATCGGCAATGAGTATTTCGGGAACTTATTCCCGATTGATTTTATCGAAGGATTGGCCGCGGCAACACTAGCCGACGTTCTTATCCCTGGCGAAGACGAAGAAACGGACGAAGCGTTAAGGGAAAGGTATTACGAAACCCTTAAAAGCCAGGCGTTCGGCGGCAATATTGCCGATTATCGAAACAAAGTCAAGCTGATCCAGGGTGTCGGCGACGCGAAGATTATCCCTGTCTGGAATGGTGGCGGGACCGTGAAAGTTGTTCTGATTGATAGCGAATGGTCCGTTCCTTCCCCTGAATTTGTCGATTACGTCCAGAACGAAATTGATCCCGTCGGATACCAGGGCCAGGGTATCGGCCTAGCCCCGATCGGCCACGTCGTAACTGTGGCCGCGGTAACCGGTGTTGAAATCGACGTATCCTTTACCCTTACCTTTGACACTGGCTATACCTGGGAAACTGTCCAGGAGGACGTGAAAAACGCGATAAAAAGCTATTTCGTTGACCTGGCGAAATCCTGGGCCGACAGTACGAGCCTTATTGTTCGCGTCAGCCAGATTGAAACTAAAGTCTTGAACGTCGAAGGTGTTATCGACATAGCCGGAACGAAGATCAACGGCGGGACGGCCAATATTTCGCTTGACGCCACTTCTATTCCGGTCCTGGGGGTGGTAACGAATGGAACTGCTTAATTATTGGCCCCAGTATGTTCGCGACCTTGTGGAATTCCAGTGGATAGCAAAAGCAGAACAACCGGAATTCGACAAGGCGGCCCAGGACGTCAGGAACGCGCCACAGGACTTTTTCCTTGTCAGCCTATCAGAATATGGCTGTCAGCGTTGGGAAAGAATTCTGGGCCTTTCTGCGGCCCCTGGTGACACCCTGGAAACAAGACGTCAAAGAATACTGCTTAAATATCTGGATCAGCTTCCTTACACTTACAGGCGGCTTTTGCAGTACCTGGCTTCAATCAGCAGTAACTTCAAGGTAACCCTGAATAATGACGCCTACGAACTATTTATCCAGATTTTATTAACAGGTTATCCACAGCGGGACGCTTTGGCCGCTGTCCTGGGGCGAATGATCCCCGCTAACCTTGTTCTAAAAATGCAGACGCAGATTCCACAGGCTATTTTTCGGCCGGCTTTGGCCGTGTGTTCTGCGACTGTAACGATCAATAAGCATGAACACATTCCGCAAGGAGGTTAAAGTATTATGGCGCGATATAGATCAACCATAACAGACAAAGGAAGCGAAGTCTTGACGAATTTAATCGCCATAGGTTCGCAATTACAGATTACAAGGGCGGCCTGCGGTGACGGCATACCGGAAGTAAGTCCGAACACGTTAACCGCGCTTGTTTCGCCGATAACGGTTGACACCCAGGTTCAGGCAAAACAGTTTATACCAGGTGATCCTTCGATTATGAAGATACCTGTTCAGGTGACAAACGCCGGCCTTGAATCTGAAGTCTGGGTCAGGGAAATAGGTATATTCGCCCTTGACGAAAATAACCAGGAATTCCTTTTTGCTTATTCCTGGCTGGATGGTGAAGACAGCGACAACGTCCTTCCTGCAACGTCTTTCTTGGAAGACCCAGACAGTCCAGCCGACACGGTCCATATTCACGACGTGGCCCTGTTGGTTACCAACCAGGAAAACAGTAATATAACAATCCAGGTCGGCGCGTCTTCTTTCGTGACTACCGCCCAGATGATCGCCTATTCGGCGCCGCTTGTTCATACTCAACCGGCGGGGACGGTTATCGAATCGACAGGCCAGACTGTGGAAGAAACCCAGCGCCGACAGGACTTTGACATAGAAGCGATTAAAGAACAGCTTGACACTGGCTTTGTGGGAACTACTGTAACCCATACCTTTGCCCCTTCCCAGTTACCCTATTGGAAAGGTTATGACGGGACGGGACTTCCGGAAGGGGTCCTGGACACGGCAAGCAACAAGCTGTATCTATGATCCGCTTTGCCAGCACACCGGCGGAAACTTCCTGTCTTATTTCTTCGCTATTTACCGAATTACGGCCTATCTGTGGCCGTTGCGATAATGATAATGTCGTCCTCTGCGGTATAACTTACGAAGGCGAAGAACAGACCATTATCCTTCGTGATTATGGGTTTGATTATTCCGGCCGGCGTGAAACTATCGACGCAATAAGGGGGCGAAGATGTATCTATGGGGACAAGACGGAATTATCAGCGGAAGGTAAGCAAGGACGACAACCATTTGCAAATACTTCCGGTGGCGGCAGACCTGATCGACTACACGTTGAACCTTACGGATAATAAAAACCACTTCCCGAAGAAGATCAGGTTTACCATAGTCAATCGAATTCAGGAAAGGGTCCTCTCTATTTATGAAAAACTGCTGGAAGCGAACGAAATATTCCCTATCCGCAACGAAACGGACAGGATCAGAAGATTAGAACTTCAGCGGGCCGCGCTGACCGACTGCAAAATGTTACTATTCTATATCGAACTATCAAGGAAGCGCGGTTATATAGACAAAGGGTCCTTTGAATACTGGACAAAGAAAACTTTGGACGTGAAATTCATGTCCGCCGCCTGGTATAAAGCGGAGCAGGAAGCGGCCGAAAAAGCGGCGTCCGCCCCTGAAGAAAACCAGTAACGGCGGATTTTGAATTTAGGGTATGCCCTGTACCCCGAACGCCGGCAATTCGAACAACGCGCGGAATGTCAACACGGACGGCACGCTGAACAACAACAACGCGTACAACGGCAACAGGGGCGTTCGGCCGGATTTGGAGGAATTCGCGACCGAGTACGGTGAAGAACCCGAAAGCAGAGAACCCCAACAAAGGAGGGCATATCCTTCCCGTATGGGTAAACACAAGATTGCTGACGTCAAGGCTTCGGCGGACGGCGCCTTGACTATAAGCGGCAAGGAGGTTTTTATTTTGCACGAAGACCACACTTCGCTTTCTGACTTTGAGCGTATGGCAGACTTTAATAACCTTTACGCGGCCTACCTGGACGCCAGGAAAGGCAAGCGCTGGAAACTTGCCGTCGCACGGTTCGAAGTGAACGTCCTTGAAAATATAACCTATATTCACTATATGCTGACCACGAAGAAGTATAAATTAAGCCCTTATAACTGCTTTATGGTCCACGAACCGAAGGAACGACTGATTATGTATAATTCATTTCGCGACAAAATCGTCCAGCATAGCCTTTGCGATAACGTCCTGGAACCACGGCTTCAGAAGACCTTTATTCTGGATAATTACGCCAGTCAGAAAGGCAAAGGCACACACTTTGGACTTGGCCGTCTGAAAAAGTTTATGCGTGATTATTACCGGCATTACGGGGCGGACGGCTGGGTCCTGAAGTGTGATGTTAAGAAATATTTTTACTCAATAGACCATGATATTCTAAAGTCGCAGATACGGCGGCATATCCACGATCCGGACGTTCTGTGGCTTATTGACATGATTATTGATTCAACGGAAGGCAAAGGAATTCCGATCGGCAACCATACCAGCCAGTGGTTCGCGGTCCTCTATCTTTCCGGAATGGACCACTTCATCAAAGAACAGCTTCGCATTAAGTATTATGGAAGATATATGGACGACTTCTATCTGATACACCACGACAAAGAATATTTGAAATATTGCCTGTCGGAAATCCTGAAATACGTTGAAAAACTGGACCTGGAACTTAACGGGAAGACTTCTATCTTCCCGCTTTATCAGGGAATCGACTTCCTGGGTTTCAGAACTTATATGACCGAAAGCGGCAAGGTTGTTCAGAAAATCCGCCGTGACAGCAAAAACAGAATCCGAAGGAAGCTGAAGAAATTCAGGAAGCTACTGGACGAGGGCCGGATTGACTTTGAAAACATTCTGGCTTCATATACAAGCTGGACAGGCCATGCCGGACACGGTAACAGTCACCACTTAATAAGGCGCATGGACGAACTGTTCTACAGCTTATTTTCTAAAGAATTGGAGGGTTATCATGGCAAAACAAATATCAACGTTGAACGTTGGCGACGTCGTGAAATCGGTCAATACGAAGTATAACAATAGCGTTATTCGCTTTATCGTCGGCCATAAGACCGCTAACAGGGTGAAGCTGATAACCGAAAAGATTATTACCCTGAAGTGCTTCGACGCGATCGAAGCCAGCAACCCAGACAGCAATCGTAAGCAATACGGAAATAACCGTTACAGCGTGTCGAATATCGACCAATGGCTTAATAGCGCGGCAGGCGCTGGGGCCTGGTACTCTAAAAGGCACGACTACGACGCCCCACCAACAAACGCGAACGTTTGGTCGAATTATAACGAATACGACGCTGAAGCTGGTTTTCTTTCTAACTTCGAAGAAGCCTTCCGGAATGCGATCCTGGATACCACGATCAGGGTTGCAAAGAATACCGTCACCGACGGCGGAGGGTATGAGGACATAACCAGGAAGGTATATTTGCTTTCGAATACCGAAGTCGGCCTGTCTAACGAAAACGGCATTGCCGAAGGTTCGAAATGGGACCTTTTCAGCAACGACAACAGCCGTAAAGCATATCCGACGGCCGAAGCGGTGTCGAGGTCCGAATATACCAATTCAAACCTAAACGCTTCGTCGCCCTGGTACTGGTGGTTAAGAACCCCGTACGCCGGCAGTTCGAACAGCGCGCGGGATGTCGGCACGGACGGCGCGCTGGACAGC